ACAGCAAATGTCAGTGCGGGACAGGAAAACACAATGGTACTGGTGGGAAGTGGACAAGAATATCTTATTTATGCAGATAATGACACAGGAGTGATGTATTTATATATCACAATAAGTACGGGCGGCGGTCTTACCGTTATGCTCAATGCTGATGGTACACCGAAGATCTGGCAGGGAGAAGAATAGGAAAAGAAAGTTTTAGGGGGGGAATGTGCGTGGATGAAAAAGAAATATACGAGATCTGCATGAACGTGGACAGCATCATAGCTGATAAACTGACAGAATCAATCATTATTGGGACCAGTTACGACATGCTTGAAGCACACTACGGCATTCTCCCAATCAGCAGGAGGAGTTTTTACAGGAGAAAAGGCACAGCGCAGAGACTTATGCGGCAGAGGATGGCGCATCTGGTGGAAGAAAAGAACGGGCAGTATATGATCGTATGGGGAAGAGAGGAATAACAGCCTCTCTTTTATTATGCCCTAAAGTTGGCACAAATCCATGCTTGACCTGTCCTATAATTATGATATGAGGAAAGGACTATGCCATGTATAAAACACAGAGAAATTACGAAAATGCACAGAGGATATTATTTGACGGAGTCGGGCAGTATGACATACCGGAGTTAGAGCCTGTACAATTTGATAATGCAGAATTTATCGGATTCAATTATGCGAGGAACGCAAAAGAACCGGAGAATAAGGCAGTACATTTCTTCCTGGATGATTACCAGTTTACCAGAGTATGGACAGACCCGGATAAGTACACGGCAATGTTGCAACGGTTTAAGTATGTGCTGACACCGGATTTCAGTCTGTATACGGATTTTCCAAAGTCGTTACAGATCTATAACCATTACCGTAAGCACTGGCTCGGCGCGTACTGGCAGATGCATGGAATCAATGTTATTCCTACGATTTGCTGGAGCGATCGGAAGTCGTTTGAATGGTGCTTTGATGGAGAACCTACACATGGTGTTGTTGCAGTTTCTTCTGTAGGAACACAGAACAGTGAGGAAGGGAAACAGCGGTTTTTAGATGGTTATTTTGATATGGTGGAGAGATTGCAGCCGGCACAGATTATTTTTTGTGGCAAAGTCCCGGATGAGTGTAAGGGAAATATTGTACATATCAAGCAGTTTAGTGAGAAGTGGCATGAGGCGGAGGTGGCGCAGTGGTAGAGAATTTGCAGTTCTTTGGTGGCAGAGGAGCCAGTAGTGGATTAAGCGATAAAGGTAAGAAGTATGGCAGTGAATATAAAACACTATATCAGACTGGAAATATAAAATTTGTTAGTTATAATAATGGATCAGCTACAGCACCAATGGAAACCATGACAGATGGGCGAGTGTATGCAGTTGTAAATACCAAGAATGAAATAAAAAGTATCTCATATTACGATAAAAACAAGAAGCGGTATAAGCAAATTGATACAGGGCATTTACACAATGTGAACGGAAAAAAGATTGATCTGCATACACATAAGGGATATATACATGACGAAAAGGGAACGTATGAGGTAAGTCCAAAAGAAAGAAAAATGATTGAAAGAGTGCAGAGGGCATGGTATTATCATATTAACAGGTAGTAGTTTAGGAAGGAGAACACACAGCAATGTGAGGCTCCGGTGGTCAATCCGGGCACCTGTAAAAAGATACCATGTCCTTGATGGATGCGGTATCTTTTTTATTGCCATGAAAGGAGATGATCGGTTGGCAGCAAAGAAAAATCCATTAGCTGATAAAGCATATGAACTGTATAAGGACGGCATGAAGCTGGTGGACATTGCTGACCAGCTTGGGAAACCGGAAGGAACAATCCGCAGATGGAAAAATACATATGACTGGGATAACGAACGTTCGGATTGCAAAGCGAACGAAAGCGAACGTCCAAAACGAACGAAAGATAAGAAAAACGGGAAGAAGCTGACACCAAAGCAGGAAGCATTTGCTGCTGAATATATTAAGAACGGCGGAAATGCTACACAAGCAGCAAAGGATGCAGGATATGCAGAAGCACGAGCAGCTATCACAGGATGCGAGAATGTAAGGAAAAGTAATATTTCGGAAAGTATCGCCGAGCAGATGGAGCGTATCGAGAAAGAACAGCACCGTGACATTATGAGTCTTGCAGAAATACAGGAACGCAGAAGCATGATAGCAAAAGGTATGTTGAGGGATGGAGAGGGATATACACCGGAGTTCAAGGATCAACTTAAGGCAATGGATGGACTGGAAAAAGCACTGACAATAGCAGAAAAGCAGAGAATTGAACGGGAGGAGAAAGAAAAGCGGGAGAAAGCACCTCTGTGGACGATACCAATCACAGACATTACTTCCGATTTTGTGGAAATCTACCGAACAGTGCATGAAGCATTTGCCGGGGAGATAGATGTGCATGAGATTGTATCTAAGGGCGGTCGTGGTTCTATCAAGTCCAACTTCTGGGGAGACCTGGCATACGAGACCATCCGGCAAGATCCACAGGCACATATTGTATATACCAGACGATACAAGGTTGACTTGCGTGGATCTGTTTATAACCAGTTCATGAAGACTGTGATCCGGTACAATGATCTGGATAACTGGGATTTCAAACAGTCTCCTATGTGCGCGGTGTATAAGCCGACCGGACAGACGGTTATGTTCGTGGGAGCGGATAAGCCTATCAGTTTAAAATCGTTTAATGTTCCATTTGGATATGTAAAAATGCTGATCCATGAAGAATGTGACGAAATGGCAGGCGTGGAGCAGATGGATAATATCGAAGATACATTTCTCAGATCTGATACGCCAGCGTTGGATATCAAGATATTCAACCCACCGAAGAGTAAGAACAACTTCATGAACCAGTACGTGGAAGAGTGCCGGAATAAACCGCAGACCAGGATTTGCCACAGCTATTATTACAATGTGCCGGTGAAGTGGCTTGGTAAACGATTCTTTGAGCGTGCGGAGTGGTTCAAGGTACATAAGCCACTATATTACCGCAATAACTATATGGGCGAAGTAACCGGTACTGGTGGTGGCATCTTCGACAATGTAGAAGAGCGGACCATCACGGACGCAGAGATAGAGAATCTGCCATTTCTCTATTATGGCCTGGACTTTGGTTTTGAGCACCCGCAAACATTCGAGGTTGCCTACTATGACGAGGACACAGATACATTGTATTGCGTGTCGGAGGTATTTGCCAAGCGGTGCAAGAACAGCGCATTTGCCCGAAAGATTAAGGAATACATTACAGAAGAGATCATATGTGACTCGGCGCGCCCGGATGCCATTGCAGAGCTGCAGGATTGGGGATTTAATGCGATCGGTGCCAAAAAGCGTTGGGGTTCCGGCAAGGGAAGGGATTATTGCTGGGAATGGCTGCAGCAGACCACAAAGATTGTGGTTGATCCGGAACGATGTCCGCACCTTGCGCATGAGCTTACAACCTTGGAGCATGAGCAGTTGGCAGACGGTAGCTTTTCGGATGCTTATCCAAAACTGGACGAGGACTGCGTAATGGCTTTGATATATGGTCTGAACCGTGTGATTATGGAAAGCAGACGCAATAATGGACTGTATGATGACGAGATAGACGAAGATGAGGAGGAAGAGGACGATGGAGAATATGAAGATTAATGTTCTCGGAACAGAATACAAAATTGAGACACACAAAGTATCAGAGGATAAGTATCTGGAAGAAAATAGCTTAGCCGGTTATTGTGGCGAAGAGAGCAAATTGATTGTTGTTGCGGATATGTCAGAAGAAAAATACTTTGACCTGAGTGAAGAAGAACAGAAGTCATACAGGAAAAAGACGTTGCGCCATGAAATTGTGCATGCATTTTTGAACGAGAGTGGATTATCAGATTCTTCAAACCAGTATAATGGCGGTTGGGCAAAAAATGAGGAAATGGTTGATTGGCTTGCTATTCAGTGGCACAAGATAGATGAAGTATATAAACAGCTTGGCATTTAAGGCGGTGACATATGAACATATTCACACGAGTAAAGGAGTTTATCATGAATTTATTCAAAATAAGTGCAGAGAAAGAATTTAATGTTGATATTATTTCTTCTGATCTGATGGAGATGGCACAGATCGAGTGGCAGAACATCATTAAGGGCAGACCGTACTGGATGAGCAAGAACGTGCGCACAATCAATTTTGCAAAGTTCCTCTGCTATTACACCAGCAAAAAGACCTGTCTGGATCTCAATGTGACAATCAGCGGTAGTGACAGGGCGGATTATATCAATCAGTGCATTGGTGCAATGATCCAGAAGTCCATCCGGGATAAGGTAGAGGATGCCTGTGGCGCGGGCGGCATTATTTTTAAGCCGAGCGGTACATATAATCCGGCGGGAGCAATCGACTATGTAATGCCAGGCAGCTTTGCAGTGACAGAGAAGAACAGCAACGGGGATATCCTTGGGGTTATATTTATTGACCGGCAGATTAAGGGAGATGATTACTATACTAGATTGGAGTATCAGCACTTTACATCTTCGATCTCTGACGATGGAGAAGGAGTTGGAAGAACATACACCATTGAGAATAAGGCTTTCAGATCAAAGGGCAGCGACAGTCTGGGGCGCAGCATTGCACTGGCAGATGTACCGGAGTGGAAGAATATTCCGGAATCAGTCACAATCTCCAATGTGGAAAAGCCATTGTTTGGGTATTTCAAGATGCCGTATAACAACACCATTGACTATACATCACCGGAGGGTGTGGCAGTATTTGCGAATTGTATCGAGGAACTGCGCAATCTGGATGTAGCTTGGAGTAGAAAAGATGATGAAGTCGATGATTCGCAGCATATTACATTTATTGATGAAAGTGCATTGATGAAACGTGATAAGAATACTGGCGATAAAGAAAGACTTGAACTTCCAAGATTTGTAAAGGGATTGAGGATGGGGGTTGAAGCTTCTAATACGGTTAATGAACATGTACCAACACTGTTGACAGAACAGAGAGTTGCAGATATTAATTCCATTTTATCTATGATATCAACCAAGGCAGGATTCTCACAGGGGCAGTTTGTTCTTGATCGCAAGACAGGGATCACCACAGCAACGGAGATTGAAAGTGACGACAGCGAGACCGTGGAGACCATCACAGATATGAGGAATGCACTGAAATCTGCGATCAAGGATCTGGTATATGCACTGGACAAATACTGCGATGTATTTTTTAATATGCCGAGCGGGTACATCAACGCACTGGATGAAAGCGTAGCGGATGAAGATGTATTTTATTTTAAGGATCTGCTGGCATCGTTTGAACAGGATCGAACCAGAGCATATCAGCTTATGATGAACGGTGTATACAGTAAACGAAAATACCTCAAAGAGTATGAGGGATTTAATGATAAAGAGATTGATGAGATGTTTGCGGAGTGTGACGAAGAAAATGCAGGGGAGGACAAAGGCGGACTGTACGGGGAGGAATAAAGATGGTACTAAAAATAATCATGCTCTTATTTTGTGTTTCATTTATAGAAGAAATGGATAAGGCAAGGAAAAAGAAAAAAATATGTGACACAATTTACTGGGGATTTTTAATGGTAAGTGCGGCGATTGCAGTATGGGGGATGTAAATGAGGTACGACAGGACCGTTGGAAACGTAAATATAAGGCTTGATACAAGCAGAATTGACGGAAATCTTAGACGCGCACAGGATAAACTGGACATGCAGGTCTTGAATGACATGATTCCATATATGCCGTTTCAACAGGGATCTATGGTAGGAGCGACGAATATTGTTGAACCCGGATTGATTGAGACGAATGTGCCATATGCGCATTATCAGTATATGGGAGAATTGTATCTGACAGAGGATGGAAGATCATGGGCGCACAGCGGAGAAAAGAAATATCCAACTGGCAGGCCATTGCACTACGATGCGAACGGGCATCCGGAAGCTATGGCTCATTGGTTTGAGAGAGCGAAGGAAACGCATGGTCAGGAATGGGTCGATTTGGTTAAAAGAGAGGTAGGAAGAGGATAATGTTAACGCCGGATTATTTTTACGGAAAATCAGATAAACTGATAGAAATGTATCAGGAACTGGAAGATTGGATTATCAGTGATATAGCAATGCGTTTGATAAAATCCGGGGAAATGTCTGGCACTACTGATCGGGAACTTTGGAAACTCCAGCAGATGGGATTGCATCATACTGAAATTGTAAAAAGAATTTCAAAAATGACAGGAAAGAGCAGGGACGAAGTGCGGCGTTTATTGCGTGATAGTGTTATGACATCATTCTCTGATGATGCAGAGGTTTTAAAACGGCTTGGAGATGTTCAAACACCTTTGCAAAATAATGCAGCCATCATGGCAATGAATGCCGAAATGATGAAAACATTCGGAGAATTGAATAACCTTACGCGGACAACTATGTTGCAGACGCAGAGAGATTTACTCAATATGCTGAATGAGGTAGATTATCGTGTGGCATCTGGTATGCAGTCGTATAGCAGTGCAATATGTGAAGTGCTTGACAGATATGCACAGAGCGGCGTTGTGATTGATTATCCAACGGGTGCCAGGCGTTCTTTAGAAGCGGCAGTGCGTTGTTGTGTTGTTACTTCTATGAATCAGACGGCTGCTCAGGTAACTAATCAATACATAGCGCAAAAAGGAATAGAGTATGTTCTTGTATCGGCACATATGGGAGCACGGCATAGCAAAAAGTTCCCGGATGGAATACCATCACACGATCATTGGCAGGGAAAAGTATATAAAATCGTCGGGAGTGATAAAGACACACCAAATCTGTTAGATGCAACCGGATACACCGTAGATCCAAAGACAGGACAGGGAAGAGTTGTAGATCCTCTTGGACTGCATGGATATAATTGCAGGCATTCCCATAAGCCGTGGGATAAGTCTCTGCGAAATCCTTATGTTGATGCAGATGGAAATCCTAAAATTAATGTGCACGAGAGCCAGGAATTGTATGAGAAACAACAGCAGCAGAGATCAATGGAGCGTGCTATTCGGCAGACCAAGCGCGAATTGCTGGCAAAACAGGCAGAGTTAAGCGGCATAGCAGAGACTGATGTAAAAGATATGTTGCAGCCACAATATGATAAACTTGCTTATAAACTGCGGATACAGAATCAACAGTATAAGCAATTCTGTGCGGATAATGGATTGCAGACGCAGGCTGATAGAATTAAGGTGGCAGGATTTAAGGAAAAACAGTCTGCGGTGGCAAACGGCAGGGCAACGGCTTATAGCAATTCTGTCAAAGTTCCGATGGAAAAAGCGAAGAATGTGGGATATACTAAAAGAACAAGGGAAGAGTTTGAACAGACTGCACAGCAGATAAAGAATGAAATAACGCAGTACTCTGACAGACCGTCGAAATGGAGTGGAAATATAAAAGTTGATAACACGCTGATAGAGGAACAAACGCTAGGGAGAAAGGAATGGTCATGCGATATTTCACTTGTGGATGCGGTTGACGATGGGGTAGTGTGGCACGAGATGCTCCATTCTTGTTCTGCAAGCTATTATAAACCAGAGGTATATAGTGCAAACGAGTATATCGAAGAGGCAACAGTTGAATGGCTTAAGCAGCAAATATGCACGGAAAAGAATATTATAAATTTGCCGGCTTACGAAGATAAAACGATAGTCTTGCAGACACTGAATGAAAGTTTTTTATTTGGAACAGATATGGAGTTTGCAAAGGAAATATTTAACGTTCCACTTCCGGAACGGTATCAATGGTTGGAAAATAGGGTAGATGAATGTCTAAGACAAGTCAGAGCTTCATTTGAAGATTATAACGAGGTTATGGGATTTGTTGAAAGGCTGAAAGGTGGTAGAAATGGCGGACATTAAAGGTCTTATAAAAAAAATAGAAGAGTATAATAAAAAATATATGATTACTGAAAATTCAAGCGAAGCGGATAAATTGATTGCAAAAATGCACGAGAAAAAATACACAAAAGAAGAATATTTCGAGGTAGAAGAGGAAGTAAAAGCTTTTATGCAATCAGATGCATCCGAAGCAGATAAGCAAAAAGTAATGGGTTATACAGAATCATTATCTATGCTTTGTGCAGCGATCAGAGAGGGCAGACTTGATATTTAGAAGCAATATATCATTCTTTTATTTTGGCACAAATTATATCCCAATATGAGTTATTATAATATTGCCAGATGGGTTTCACCTATTCATTCTGAGCCTCCTTTCATGTAATACAGCACATGGCACCTTGAAATACAGGTGCTTTTTGTGCGCTTAAAAAATGGCACAAATCTTTTTCAATCTCATGATACAATTAGACATGAGGTAAAAGATATGGAGAACATAGAGAAAATGATAGATGAAAAGAAGAAACAGATGGTGGAGTCGTTGAAAAAAGGAAATTCGGTAGAGATCCATGCTTCTAAAGATGGAATCAAGGTATATGAAGTAAGAAAAAAGAAAATTTGATAATTGGCGCATAGAAATGGCTATGTGTAACAGCTAAAAGGAGCTGACTTCTTAGAAAAATCTAAGAGGTTGGCTCTTTTTGTTTTTGGGAAATAGTTCAACAGGAAGAATAAAAACAAAAGATGTGGGTTCGAATCCCGCTTTCCCGATTGCCAGCTATGGAGTAAATAGCAACTCATTCGCGCCGGACTGACCGGAGTAAAAACTTGGAAAGAAAGAGGTAAGGAACATGGTAAAAGTAATCAGTGAATTGGAGAAGATTGGTCTGTCACTGACAGATGAGCAGAAAGAATCCATCAAAAAGAGTATGGGCGAGGAATTATATTCTAAGCAGGAATTGGACAAGAAACTTTTCAAAACGCAGGAACTCGAAGAAAAAAATAAGGAACTTGTAGGAAAGCAGGAAACTCTTGAAAAGGAATTACAGACTATGAGAGATTCCGCACCGGATGCAGATGCACTGAATCAGAAGATTGCAGAACTGACGACCACACTGGAAGCAGAACGTAAGGAGCGCGCAGAGAAAGACGAAAGAGCAAGGCTTGATGGCCTTGTAACAGATTTCTTTGCTGATAAGCATTTTGTTAATGCTATCACGGCAGACGCGATCAAAGCGCAGCTGGTCGACAAACTCAACTCGGATGAAGCACGCGGAAAAAGTATTTCAGATCTGTTTGACACCATTGTCAAGGATGATAAAGGCAATTATAAGCCGGACATTCTCATTGACGAAAAGACATTCCAGGCGCAGCAGAACCGCAGCCAGATTGTCGGGAATCCAATTAATCAGCCGGATGGGGCAAAACTTTCTATGGCTGAACTTATGAAACTCAAAAACAAAAACCCGGATATGGACATTACGCCATATCTGAACAGAAAGAAGGAGAAATAACACATGGCATTATTTGATTTGGTAAATTTCAATGGTGAAGTATTCGATGCAGTAGTGCGCGAGACTCCGAATCTGCGTTTAAATGAACTGCTTCATTGCGGCGCGATCGTAGAGCGTGGCGAGTATGCATCTTTATTGCCGGATCAGAAGGGTGGTAACTTTATCACAACTCTGATCAAGGCGCGTTTATCTGGCAAGACCGTAAATTATGACGGCAAGACAGACATTACAGCAGAAGAGCGCGGCAATTACACTATGGGGCGTATCGTTGTCGGCAGGGCACAGGGATGGACAGAGAAAGATTTTGTATCTGACATTTCCGGGGATGATTATTCCGCTGCAGCCGGAGAGGTTGCAGAGTTCTGGGATGATGTAGATCAGGATACGCTTCTTAACATCCTTAAAGGTGTGTTCTCTATGAGTACCGGAGAGGGTAAGAAGTTCGTAGATGCGCACACCTACGATATTACTGCAGAAACAGAAAATACTTTCGGACCTACAACCCTTAACAATGCAATGCAGAAAGCACTGGGAGATAAGAAAGCAAACTTCTCACTTGCAATCATGCATTCTGTGGTCGCTACAAATCTGGAGAATCTTAAGCTGCTGGATTACATGAAATATACAGATGCCGATGGTATCGAACGTGATCTGGGGCTTGCTACCTTAAACGGCAGGATCGTACTTATTGATGATACGATGCCGGCTGTGGATGTTGCAGAATCTTCTAAGGGTGCGGGGGATGGATATACAAAATATACCACCTATGTTCTTGGCAACGGAGCAATCGAGTACACAAACTGCGGTGTAAAGGTTGCATCTGAAATGGATCGTAATCCGGCGAAGAATGGTGGAGAGACAACATTGTATACCAGACAGAGAAAAGTATTTGCTCCATACGGTATTTCGTGGAAGAACACAGGCGTGATCTCTCCGACCGGTGCACAGTTAGAGACAGGAACAAACTGGGAAATTGCGCAGAACAACTCTTCTGATAAACCGGATTACTTCCCGGCAAGAGCGATCAACATTGCGCAGATCATTACCAGGGGGTAAGAGAAAGGGGGATTTCTGATGGGATACACCACATATGACTTCTACAAAGAAAAATATTATGGGGATTCTATCGGGGAATCCCTTTTCCCCAAGTGGGAAGATCGTGCATCTGACAAGTTGAATCAGTTGACCTACGGGCATATTGGTGATGCTGCCAAGGAAGAATTTGACGAGCGTATCCAGAAAGCCACCTGTGCATTGGCTGATCTGCTCTATCAGATAGATTTCAAGACCAGTCATGCCAGTGACGAAAAGGGCGGCAATGTGAAGTCAATGTCCTCTGGTGGTCGGTCGATCAGCTTTGGAAGTAATGAAACACTTATTGATAAGGTGCTTGGGGATAAGGTAGCGCAGAGCCGGTTGTGTTATGACACGGTATGTGAATACCTGTCCGGCACCGGATTATTGTATGCGGGGGTGCGATGATGCTTTTGAAAAGATTATTCTGCAAACACAAGATGATGCCGTATGGATATGTTGATGTGCATATTGGTGGAAATCATTACCAGCGCAAACATATTTGGAAGTGCGTTAAATGCGGTAAGGAGCGTGGCTTGTAATGGGATTCTTTGATAACAAGACTGTCACACTATTCAATCGCTCATTCAACGCGGAAACCGAAGAGGAAACATATTATCCGACCCTGCTCGAGGGTGTAGACCTTGTGGAAACCAAGGGAGCAAATGTCTCCAAGAGCGGCATGGACAGCGCGGATGCAGTGAAACTGTATGTTGATTTTGGCAATATTGCCAAACCATACCTTCCCCCGAAAGAGTGGG